GTCCGTTCATAGCGACCGGTGGGTGTGTAGCATCTGATCCTGCTGTTGCGTTCATTAGATACGCAGCACGGTCTGAGATAACACCAAAGACGTTTTCACTTAATTCGTCAATGGCTTTAGTAATTTCAGCGATACCACCTAATTCAACTACAGTACCTGCTTCATATGCAGCATCGGCTTCAAAGCGTTCTGCCAAGTCAGCGTATTGTGCTGTAGATGCTGTACCGCTAAAGGTATTAGCGTAAATTGTTCCAAATTTAGATCCACTAGCACCAATATTAGTTGTTCCAGCAACACCCGGAAGTACATCTTTAGTGGCGCCATCAAGATTTAAAACTGTAGTTACGCCTGAAACAGAGTTATTAATTTTAAGATTAATATCGCCGTTTGAAGTGGTATTAGAAATATTTACGTCGTTTGTAGCCACGCTAATAGTACAATCACTATCAGCACCAACTGCTAACCCTGAGTCGTTTAATACACCAAGCGTTCCAACTGTGGTGTCGTTGCCAGTAGCACTTAAGAAACCAGTGCTATCAATACCGTCAAGTAATTGAGCGTCAGTTGATGTACCCTGGAATAGTGCGTTAGAAACTGTTGAGCTCAATTGGATACCTGGTTTAATTGTAGCAAATCCTGTAATTCCAGCTGCTGGAGTAAATGTAGCATCTTTGCTTACAATACCAACAATAGTATCTTCAACATATAATTTAACTACAACATGGCTAACAGCACCACTATCAGTAACTGTATCAACGATAGCGCCTGATGTGCCAGTACCTGTTGTAAACGCTGGTCCAATTAGAACCCAGCTAGTTCCGTTGTATACTTTCAACTGACTGTTTGTTGAATCAAACCATAAATCGCCTGACACAGCGCCAGTTGGAGTAGAGCTACTTGATGTAGCAGCGCCTAAGTTCTTCCATTGAGAACCACTATAAACTTTCAATAGTGTGTTAGCCGTGTCAAACCATAACTGGCCAGCAAGTGGAGCTGATGGCGCAGTAGAATTGGCATGATTTTCAAGTAACTTGATAAAATTTTCGCCTAAAAACTCGCCATAACCAGCATAGTTTTTACCGATAATAGTTAAGCTACTTGACGTGTTAATTGTACCGTCTGAAACTGTTGCAAATACACTACCGTTTGTTTTATTAATCGTATAAGCCATTGTTGACTAACTCCAAAATCTGTTTAATATATAACGTTATTTATACTAAAATTATCTACGCATATTTATGTTGTGCTTAAATTAGTTAAAGTTTGAATTCGTATTGTATAATCAATCTGAATCTGTCTGTTCAAACTCTTCTGTACCGGATGGAACACAACATGTGTAATTAGTTTTAAATTACTAGAACTACCGTTCCAGGCCTTAAGGCCTAATTCATCAAATACATAATCGCCATCGAGGTTAGTACTATTATCAAACGCTTGTTGTCCAGCAGGTTCACCATAATCCAAAAGACAACTAACAAGGATATCTGTATAAACACGTCCTGATGTATGTAATACTGTTAAATTATTGCGACTAATGTCTGTATTTGTTGATGAGTTATCGTCGACTACCTTTCTATGTGTTAAATTATATAAATCGGCATTTTGTCCGGTGGTATTTGGTGGCAAGTAAGTAATTACTCCTGTAGGATCAACACTTGTTCCACCATTACCAAAACTCATTTCATAAATGTAACCTAAATTTTTATTAGCAAGACTTTGCGCTAGAGCTTCACTCATATTCTCATAGTGAATAGCATTTCTTTTGTCAATAAACACTTCTTTAGTGTTAGGATCAAAAATCTTAATATGCCCTTGAATATGGACGGATCCGCTTTCAGTTGGCTTGCGTTCATTATTGTTCATAGTATTCTTTTTTTCAGTCTTGCTGTTATTCATTGTATTATTTATGATCCGTTAATCGCCTCGTAGGAATCGTGCAGCATAGGTGTTTTGCTTTTGTAACGCATTACCGTCGGCGGCAGTTCCTACCCCTGGTGCGTACCAAATGCGGTCATATTCGGTATCTAGTAGATTACCTCGACTCATGTCGTTAACCTGGGTATTCACTTGGTGTTCTCTGACACTGGTGCCAGCAGTACCTCTTCGAAGTCCACTGATAGAGTTGTTTTCTAAATTACGTTCTCTATAAGTAATACGTTCTCCGTTAACATTCACAATGCCAAAGATACCAGCATCAAGATTTGGCTCACCTAGTTTACTTACATCATTAACATAGATTGTATCACTCCATGGTTTAAGTTGTTCTGTTAAGTATGTAGTAGATGCTGGGATCATTCTATATACCGCTGCGTTGCCTCTCATGTCATTGAATATTTTGAATGCTAGTTCATCCGGTACCAGACTTTCAGTAAATGAAGTGATTACAACCTTACTGTTGGCGCCAACTGAATCTTCTGTAATGGTAATATACGTACCATCGCTACTTAGACTAAAGTTTTCACCAGGAAGCAGTCTACGGCCATCTAGTGTAACCCACAGTCTATCAGCATTTACAACAGTTCTATAAAGCTCAAATTCGTTTACACTTGAATCAATACCCGTTGCGTAATCCCACGGTTCTGCGTCAAAAAGTTCAGTATCAAACAGCTCTGATATTGGAGTGTTTATAACCTTAGGTCCGACATACGATACTGTTAACGGATCTTGTTTTCTTACATCTCTCCACGAAGTTACTGCTACAACATCTCCATTGCTTAATATAACACTAGAACTAGTAATTGTTAATTCGCTATTAACTCTATTAATTTTATAATCAGCTGCCGAATTAATATAAATGTCAACATATCTGTTAGCACCTGGTGGGTTTAAGAATGTAACAAATCTCTCTGAACTTTCATCAGCAGAACTTAACCAATAATCCGACTCAGGAGTTTGTAATACATCACCAACAAATACTTCAATATCAGTGTAATCTAATAATGATTGATCAGTACCTGTGCGCTCACCATCAGGCAAATAAAAATCAATGGTTGTAGCATCGCCGGTTCTTCTAACCCCATCTGGCCCACGTAAGCGTTTACCATTAAGTTCAACAATTACATTTTCGAGAGCTGCTCCAGCAATATTTCCTTCGAGCATAAATGTACTCAATGCGTTAGTCGCTGTGAACACTTCAATTTGCGGGAAGCTGTATGAGTATTCGTCTAATGTCGAATCTGGACTATAGAAGTTTGGATCTCCAAATAGTGTAACACTAACAAAATCATTTGACGTATATGTTGTTCCGAACCTAAATTCTGTAACTCCTGATTCTACAGCAGAATATGTATAATCGGTAACTATGCTGCCGTTAACAACAATTAAGGTATTGTCTATATCGTCAAAATTAACATTAAATTTAACAGAATTTCCTACCTTAGCACCATTTAACGCATCTCTATATATCTGGAAGGCCCCGCCAACTTCGTATACATAAATTTTAACACTATCACCGGAATTTACACCTGAGTTAATATCAATTGTTCTATTTCCCCAGTTAATTGTAAAATCTCTATTTCTATACAATCTTGTGCCTGTACTACCATTGAATACCGCAATTTCAACCGGACTTTCAACAACTCCATCAAAACTAAAACCTAATCTGCCGTCGGCTACATAAGCAACGCTACTTACTTGGAAGCCATGCCCGTCATTATTATAATCATGCCCAGGTTGGGTATACACAGTCATATCTAATGTATCAAAAATTGCTCCTGGCACCAGTTCCTCTGGAGCGTGGGAATTATAAACATCGATGAAATCAGCACCGTCGGCAATAACAGATTCTACATTTGTGTTTGGAGGCGCACCGTCATAAGCAGCAGCTGGCAATGTTCCAAAATAGCTATCGGTAAAGTTAGAAACATACTCAGCATCTAATATTTCTGGACTGTATGTTGGCAATCCTTCTGGGCCAAAATCAATATTATCCCACGGGTTTACATCAAAGTTACCAACATCAAACCCAGTGTTTTGATCAAATAATGGACCTTTAACTTGTACTCCAGGATAATCAATACCATCAATTAACAATGCTATATCTAACCCTGGATTGTTTACGTCTGCTACATATAATCCTGAGGTACGGTCTATCCCGCTAAGTGTGTCGGCTGCTACTAACTCATATAATGCTGGATCAAATTCGGATTCGCTTGCTGTACTACCGTCAGCATTAATAGCACGGTACACCTTATTATTATAACGTACCAATTGATTTTCGTTATATACTGTATTCGCTTCCCAATCTAAAACTTGCGATTCATATTCATACCGATCGTATCTTAGAACAGTCTTAATACTTCTGACTAATTCGTTTGACATGTACGCTGTAGCAGTTGCTCCTGTGCCATTTCCTCCAACAAGAGTTACTGTAGGAGTTTCTCTATATCCAATTCCGTCAACCGTTATTTGTATATCAATAACTTGTCCAACGGAGTTGATTAATGCGATTGCTTCGGCTGCCTGGTCGGCAGTACCGCTAATTACTACACGTGGCGCAACGGTGTAATTTGAACCACTATCTGTAACTACAATACTGTCTACATTAAGTTTATGGTTATTATACCATGTTGACCACGGACGTACTGCCCATACTGCGTCAGTATCCTGTCTGTTACTAACGTCGGTTTCTAACAACGCGATGCCGTCGTCTAATATCGGGCTTACAAATTTTTCATATGTTGAATCAAATGCTGCTGGACAATCGTAATCGTATACATTACCAGATATTGTGTCTAGACCTTCATACGATAACAAAAACTCTTTAACTTTAGTATGATATGGTTTAGATTCGTTGATATAATCTTCGACGAATGTTTGATTATCTTTTCTATAAACGTTATACTGTATAAGCTCGCGGACTCGATGTTTAACATCAATTAGTGATGTTTTATACAACCAATCAACTGCCCCGTGCTCTGCTAGAATGTAGTTAAACACACTGATTAATAATTGATTACGATGGTCTAGAAAATCGCCTACAAATATTTCTTCGTTAATTGCTCGAATAATCTGTCTTGTTTCGATAACAGGCTGTTGATCAAAATATTGAGCGTCAAATACTTCCGAATCGAATCCGTAACGTCCTGCTGAATAATTCCACAGTTCTTGTTTAAATTCAATTGTTCCGTCTTCGAGGCCTACACGGGTCCATTCTATATTATTACTCGAATAAACATAAAGTTCCCATTTACCATTACTGTTTAACCTAACCTTAGCTAATGTACCATCACTAACTGATAACGACAATAATTCACTATAAGTATCGACTGTTAATGATGGTTTTGATAAGTTGGTATACCCTGCTTCATACCAATCAATGTAGTTCCAATAGTTTGGTGTATTATAATTTTGTACTCTTATTAGTTGTAATGTTTTGTTGTTTTGTACTTCGTAAATTGTCCAGCGACCGTTGTTGTCGCTATCTACTCTAACAAGATACTTGTAACCAACATCTACTGTCAATAAATCTTGATAATTTAATTCTTCGAGATCATCAACTCTGGCGTCCCATGCGCCACTTGCTGCCACTGGTTCTTCTTCTTTACTGGCTAAAATATTAAACGTTCTTAATTCAGCCAATGGGTGGTCAGTTATTAAGCTGTTTGCTTTGTTTATATAAGATTTTAACGCAGCATAGCGATCACGGAATAGGCTCTTTCTTGGGCGGAAATCAATCCCATAACGGTCAGTTGGACTCAGTGTTACATCTGGTACTAGATTGCCAACTGTGTCCGCTCCACAGAAACTATCTTGTAATTTTCTATACAATCCTTCAGGTAAGAAGTCTCTAGAATAATTTTCTCTGATTAAATCATATTCAACAAAAATCTTATTGTCTGAGTATGATTGGTTATATTCTACGTGAAGAATGCTTTCATTATTATCGACAATATAATCAGCAGTATTGTATAAAGCGATTACATTTTTTCTAATAAGCGCAGCATACGGAATTCCTGATTGTTGTGGATATTCAATATACGAAGCAATCGTGCTTGGACTTAAAGTTTTTCCTGCGGTTTTATTTACAGTTGTATTATTTTTAACCCAGAAATAATACTTAGTAATTACAGTATTTGTTCGATCTACACCCGAAAGTGTTGAATAATTAGTTGTACTTCTAACGGTACCCGGTCCAGAATACTGTGATGGCGGTACTAAACTCTCAACCCACTCGTATACTTCAATGATGCTATCTGTAGCAAAAGTACCCCAATTTTTAGCACTATATACGATATCGGACTGATTATAATTTATATAACGAGTGTTTGTAGTATCCCACCATAACTTACCAACATGAGCTGAGCTCCAAGTGATGTCTTTATTAACAGTTTGGTTATTATATCTAGCTGGGTCATTGGCTCCAGTGTAGTCTAAGTTTTGTTGTACTACTCCTAATAGTTTATTGTTAATCGGATCAATGAAATCTAAATAAGTGGTTAATTGCGAGTCTGCTGAATTATAAAGATATATAGAGCCGATTAAATCCGTGTCAACAGAATCAGGCTGTTGTTGAATTATTTTCCAGGCCTGCTCACGTGTTGGGTTTTCGTAAATAACAATCTCGCCAACATTTTTGGTGTTTGCGTCAGCGCCTGGGCTAGTAATAATTAATAAGTTATCTGTAAAGTTTACACATTTTCCAAACTTGTCAAGTGGGTCAACTGTTGAATTAATTATTTGCTGTCCAAACACAAATTTGCCTGGAACAGCATAACTTGAACTTGGTAATAAATCAAAAGTATATACAGCCCCTGCTTCAACAACGCGATCAATTAGTTTAGTAGCATCGCTATCAAATTCCGTTTCGTCATTGTCAAATGTTGTTGGTAGATACGACGTTGCTTGCTCAGACCCAACAACTAGATTAGTTGCCGAATAATCAACATGAACGCTACTACCAAATCTACTATACTCTTCTGGTCGTGGACTTCTAATCACTTGTACATTTACAAATGGTTCCAACCCTAAATCATTGAACGCTGTTCCAATACCTGGCATAACAGTCATTTTACTTAAAGATGGAGCTTCCTGAGCATTAATTACACTAATTACTAGTTTATTATTAGCTGTTGTTGCGTGTACGTTCGGAATAATAGAGTTATTAATATCATCTACAACTTGGGATAATGTAGTATTTGTAAAAACTACATCAACATTATTAATACGAATACTATGTCCAACTGTTACAGTTGGGTTTTCGACGGTGCCTGTTATCAACCCAAACACTCGTGCGCCATTTAAGTAACGAGTTACGCTACCTGCTTCTGGTAATATGTGATGATCGCGAGGAGCACTTACATATAATGAACAATCTGTTCTACAAACACTAAGTTGAGATCCAAAGTACGCACCCTGGTTATTATTTAATAGTGTTAATGTTTGTACTAGATTGTAATTGTTAATATCAATATCAATTTTGTCGCCAACATTTAAATTAACTTCACTGGCAATTTCAACTGAATTTGTTACAGTATTAATAGAATAACTATATCCAATATTATTGATGTTAATCAGTTGTTTTGTTCCATTTATGTAAACGGAATTTTTATTTGATAAATTTCGCAATGCGGAATAATTTCTTGTTAATGAATCTTCAACTATGCGGCGTTCTACAACCCTTTCGTATATGAATGTTTTACCTGCGTTGTTTAAACCGTCAAATGATGCTTCTGGCGCAGCAATAATAACTTGTTGTCCATCGCTGGTAGTTGCTACTTTCTCGCCAAATCTATTAGACCCTAACAACGGACTTGATATTGTGTTTTTGAACATCCAATGATCAGTTGCTCTGAATGATACAGTATCACCATTTGCTGGAGCAGTGACAAATGTTACATATTGAGTTGCGGTATCAAATGTGTAATCATAATATGGACGTTGTAGTACACCGCCAACATACACACTAAACATTTCAATTGTTTGCGCTGTGTATAATGTCGATGGGTGTGTATAAACTGTTGTTGATCCATCGCCAGTGGTTTCTACTGCGCTCTTTCTTGTTACTTCAACAATTGATCCAACGTCAAGCGAACCAAAGATTTGTAAATTAGTGCCGGTTAACGCATATTCCGACGATGCTTGTATTACGTCGTCAACTGTAACAGTAATTTGTGTAGCGTTATTAACTTCTATCAATCCGTCAATATTGTAAATATCAATGCCACCGGTGCTAGTAAAAGTAGCTGTTTGATCTTGATATGTTATTCTTTCATATGCAAAAACTTTTTCTGCTGCTGGTGCGCCAACATAAATCCAATTTTCATTTTCGCTAACAACAACGTCAGATCCAAATTGATCTGCTCCTGAAATACTGATTCCATTTGGGGTAGTTAGGTATTGCCAGGATTGGAATAAATTCTGTGCTGGATTTCTATAAATTACTACAGCAAGACCTTGATTGCTAATGCTTTCATTTGCTCCAACCACTGCCCAATTAGTGGACATTGACGCAGAATTACCAAACCCAGCTGCTTTATTTGCCCCTTGCGTGATTAATGCCGAGAATACATATGTATTTTTATCTTTGTTGTAGCAGTAAATCGCGCCATCTGCCGATCCTGAGGCATAATCTGGAGCCCCTACTATAAGTCCAGAATCATTAAACCCTTGCGCCAAACTAGCACCAAAATTATAGTTTCCAGTTGCGCCTGGAGCGTACTGACGGGTAACTAAATCAAAAGGTGTTGTTTTTTCGTATACTTCCCATTTTCCGTCAATATTACCATTGACCCATACACGATCGCCAGCAAGAATATTATTATTATATTCTGTATCAGCAATATCGCTAGGTTGAGAAACCTTAGCTGTTAATAATTTAAATACAATCCCCGAGCCTGTAAGTTCAGACACATCTCCATCAAGTGATCCCGAAACTGTAATTGTTTTAACATCAAGAACATCGATTACTCTATGAGTGCCATTTATTTCTGAATTAAAATATTTGGCAATAATCAAATCATTTTTTACTAAGTTAGTAGTAGCGTCAAATTCTAATGTTAATGTGTTGTTAAGGTTGTCAATCACACTAATCAAGGTCGGATCAATAACACTACAACGATAAACATTCCAATTATATTTGTTTTCCTTAGCTACCCATACATAGGCTCCGTCACGAATTAAATTTAAATTATTGTTTATTTCTGTTAAATCATTAAGATCATATAGGCTAATGTCAATGTCGTCTTTGTTAACAAACCCAGCAGTCGGTAGTGTTGCGTCAGTAACTACTTTATTTAAAGTTGGGAAAATATTAATAGTAGAATTTTTAACACTTTGTTTGTAAATACTATTAATGTCTACAAATTGATCAGCATCAGATTCAGTTCCAAACGCATTAATTTCAATCACCGTTGGATTTGAACTTGTTGAATCCTTATCCAGCGCAACCTCAATGAATCGTTTGTTATCGCTAGCGCCATATGTAGCACGCCTAACTGCCCAATTTTCATAAATGTCGTATTCTGATGTTTCTTTATCAAATTCAACGCCTTTAAATAGATTTGCGTTCAGTACAGTGCCTTTGCCTTCGATTAGATCGCTATACACACTAACCTGACTTATATCGTCGAGGTTTAGACTTTCTAAATATCCTCTTGGTCTAAATCCAATAATACCTAATGCTAACAAGTCAACATCTGTCTCAAGATTAGCAACACTACTATTGTAGAACTTCGTAATTTGATCTGCTTTAGAGTTGATGTTTGGTAGTAAGCCTTTATTAACTAGCTGATAATCAATTTTAGTCCATTGGTCAAAATCAAATTGTTCTTCTGGTTGTATCTTTTTGGCTGCGGTCCAGTATGAATTTTTATACCTAACCATATCGCCTTTGTTATAAGCGTTATTTTGATTCCACTGCGGAACGTTATCTTGGTTTAAGATAAATCCTTGCGCATCAAGCTGTCCGTTCCATTCAAATGTTGTAAAGCCGTTTATTTTAATACGCTGTTGTCTTAGACCGGTAACTGGTTGATACATCAAGTCATTGAAGATACTAACATTATCTACTACCAGTAAATGTTCGTAACTGGTATTTCTTAATCGTAGATAACTTAACGACTTGTCTGCCAGTATTGTGATTTTAAAGTTGTTGTCTAGACGTGTAATAGCGTAATCTTTCTTCTGGAGAACCTGACGATTCTGATCTAACATTTGATCATTTACATCTAAGTCGTTGATATTATCAACCACACTAAATTCTCTATTGTATTGAAGTACATTAGCAGCAGCATTAAGATTAATTAGACTTCCAACTGTCCAATTCTGGTTGGCCCAGTAAACAAATTCTTGTGCCATACGGCCCCAATCAAGCACGTAATTGTTCTCTGTATCTTCAAACACAAACCCTGCGGTTTCTAAGAACTTACCATAACTTATTAAGAAATCAACAACACTATTAATGTTCTTAAATGTATACCCGTATGGTACCCTTACAACTCGATTAGTAAAACTGTTAGGAATACGAATAGTTGTGCTGCCCACAGTGGCTGTGGTGTAATCACCATTTGTTGTACTTTGTAATATGCGAAAGTATGCTTGAGTGCTGCTATTTCCATAAACAGCAAATCCGTCAACTGTTCGTTGAACCATTACGCTTGAATATTGTACGTCCCCAAATGGTTGATTTTTATATAATAATAAGCTATAACTTTCATCTGGAATCAATAGGCTTGTATTTGAGCTGTTTGGTGAACTTTTATCAGTGAATATTTTTAAGTAGTTCTTATCTGTAAATCCAGCCATACGATAACATAGTTTTACATCAACTGAGTTAATGCTATCAATCAATGATTGGCCAGACAGTATGCCTTTGCTTCTATTATATTCAATTATCCAATTAATATAACTATTTTTTGGTGTAGTGTCTGAATAAATTTCCGTATTTCTAAAATCTAATCTATAGCGGTTGTCGTAAACATATTCATTAACTAATGTATTATAGCGGTACCGATCCAGGTCTATGTTTAGAGCGAAGAATTCAGCAGGTTTAGTCAAAGCAAATAATTTTTGTACAACAAACGGCCAGACACTTGAACGACGCCAAGCTGATTCCACTGGTCCAACATCACCAACTACCCAACTTTTTACAAAGTCTGTTTCATTGTAACTAGAAACTAAGAACTCAAAGGGATTGCGTAACTTGCCTGAGCTGGTTACTGGAATAATATTGCTTAAACCTGGTCGAGCATATCGAGCATCATATGTTTCGTCATTTCGATTATAGCCGGCTTCCAGGTCGTCCCAGAGAATTTCGTTGCCAGATGTATATGGAGCTGGTCCGTAACGATCTTCCCACCAAGATGGTTTAATAGCAAATCCTAACATTTCCCATGGATGCGTATGAGGGCGGTCGGTATCATAATAATATTTGTAAATACCTCTCCAGTGTCCTTTTAAAGGAGTGCTGTCTAACGCACTACCTGTAGTACTATAATTCCATGTAAACGAGTTATTCGCTCTGTATTCTTGTGTTTTATAATCAATTTTATTCCATCCACACCAATCAAGCATTTCAGCTGACAGTAACTCAGTTATTTCTACATCCGTGTAATCGGTAGCACGGAATTTACCTGGAATAACATCAGCTAATTTCAACGGAATACTGTCATTTGACAAACTTTTTAGATTATTGTAAATTCTGCGTTCAAATTCAAGCAATACATAATCTCTAACATCATTGAACCCAATGGTAATACTACCGTCATGCCCTTGTATTACTGTTTGAGGGGTAACATACGTATCATCGACATATATCTTTGGTTCAAAACGAGCGTATGATCCAATTTTAGTTGGTGTAGGTGGAACAAAATTACCATATGTTGACGAGTATTCTCTGACTCTAATTGTATCGCCAACAGAAGGAGTAAACAGTAAGGTGAATCTTGGGCCGTCTGTTGCTACTGTATAATCAAGATCCTTAGTAAGAATTTCGTTATTATAATAAATTAATAATGCTGAACTATTAGATTTAGTAAAATCATATACATTAATGGTATTAAATGTATCTGTACTTATTGGATTAATTGTGTATACAGTTTCTTGATAATCGCCACCAAATGGCACCATGTCACTCCAATAGAAGGCTGTGTCTTTGGTTTTGCCGTGGTTAATACTAGCAAGAGCAGCATCAAGAATATCGTAATATTCCATGCCATAAGTGTCGTTATTTGCAATCCAGTCAATTATTTGATGCTTAAACTTTTCATATTGTTTTGCACTGTATTCCAACGACGCAAAAAAGTCATATTTCTTTTTACGCAAGAAATGTGCCATCGGCGCAACTGGAGCACTATGTTGTACAATAACATCACCATATTTCGCTACCGGTCCGAGTTCTTTTAAATTGTTTATTCCGTTAACTTCGCCAGTGAACTCGGTGACATTTTCAATCAATCTGTTATAGTGATTTCTAATAGTTCCTAACGTAAATGTGTTTGTATTTTCATTAAAAATATTGCTTTCTAGGTTGCTTGGTATTTCATAATACCCAACACCGCTGGCGGTATCACTAATAACCTTGATTTGTACTGTACTTCCTGTTGCTATTGTAGAATCAAAAGAAATTGTTGTTTTGCCATTGGTAACCGCTGCGGTATAATGAGATGGTAATACAAATTTATTATTAGCATATACTTTGATTGCTGGTATAAGCAGGTCAATCTTAGGTGCTATATCAATTACCAATGGGTCACCATTGTAAGTTAACGTAAATACTTGTCTTGACCAGTTGCGATCAGCACTGGCTGTCCAGCCAGTTTCTAACGTATAATTGGTTCTAGTAGAATATTGTCTTATAAACCCGGCGCTTACATTTTTGGTAACGCTGCTTCCGTCACTGACATAAATGAAATCATCAACATATAGGTTATTTTCAAAAACAATGTCACCTAAGTTATCAATATTAAGATATGTTAAAGGAAACTCTAAGACGTAATCATTAATGCCAGTTCCTCTTTTATATGAGAAAAGTTTAGTGCCAGCAAATGTGGTACTCGGATAAACAGAAATGTCACTATAACTATAACCATCTGAATCGAATACATCAAATAATGGTTCTTGATTAAGGCTAGTTTTTTGTTGCGCTTCGGCCCACGCAGAACCGGTATATCTATATACTTTTCCTTGTAGCGTAGCACCGTTAATACAAACTACCGTTTGATCTTCAAGCACAGCAGCGTCCGCTGCTGGAATTAAATTTATAATTTGTCCGTATTCAGTACTAGCATCATCTGGATCAACAATTTGTACTTCGTAAATCCGATTTCTAACTGTTAGATCATTATCAGCAGCAAAAATAATTCTAGATCCATTGATCAGTTCGTACCCATCAACATTGTATCTGGTACTGCCATGTACATTTGACAAAGCATCTGTTTGTGCTAGATCAATGATATCAATAGGACCTTTGCTTTCAGTTCCGTAATTATATAAACGTAGTCCTGAATCAAATTCGATAATTGGTCGTTTTGCTCTATTATTGTTATCTAACTCTGCTACTGTGTTATTGTATTCAGCGGTAGCGTTTAAAACATCAATATGGAACCACCGGTTACTCCTATTCCAAGCATTGTGATCAGTAGCAGAACGCTTAATTGTAATGTAATCTAACCCAGTTGGACTATTTAAATTAGCATCATACCCACTGGTGTCAAATGGGCTTAAATCATATTGCTCAGTATCTGTCCGAATGTAATCTTCAGGAGTTACTAAATCAGGAATATAAACTAATTCAATCGCTGCCCCTACCCCTTCAACGATATATTCTTGATCTTTATATGTGGTTGGGACAGTATCGCTAGCAAATCTAATTCTTAAGCCGTTGATAAATGTTACGCCATTGGGACTTGTATAATTTTGTTTACCTACAATATCTTCATCAACATTAATTGCTGGAGTGGTTTCTGAATCAATTAGTCGGATGATACCAAACTTTGCAGGATCATTGCCATCTTGATAATATAGTGTATCTTCTATTGCTGTTAATGCTGGTACTTCTTCAAAGAAACCTGAAGCATTCTTAAAGAATTTCTTGTTAGCGTTTTCTGTACCGTATCCAACTTTAAACACATCGTTAATTTCAATATCGCCAATATTAATTAATTCAATGTAAGCATCGTCATCTGTGCTACCGTCTGGGCGATAATATGTGATTCTAAACTTAGCATATCGTTGTGCTTTTGTATCTAAATAAGTTGTAGGATCAAACGACTGGTCATCATAACTGGATTGCGAATCGTCAAACTTTCCTTCGCGTTGCCAACCTAATTCGGCGCTGTCGCCTTCTTGTGTACTAACAAATACTAGCGTTCTATTTTCTAAATCTTTGATTCCATCAATGCCGCCAAATTGACTAATATGTTTTCCGTTAATATTGTCAAAACGTTCTGTAGTTACAAAGTCAATAATACCAATATCGTTTAATCCGTAATAAAAACTTTGTGCAGTGTTTGTTGGCACGTTAAATGTTATAGTACCAACATCATCACCATTGTTAACAACACCAAGTACATTTCTACTGCTTAGATTTGGTGAGTAATCAATTGTACCTGATACTCCTGGCTGTGTTTGGATCCAGAAAGGATTTCCTAGTTGGTTAACATTAAACGTATAACTTCCACCTCTTACTAATGTAATACTTGGATTATCGCCAGCTACTCCACTTAGTTCGTAATAATCACCACTACGATCTACATTAAAAGAATCAACGGTAGCAACTGTGCCTGATTGTACATCAACTGCTGTTGGTGATGCCGGCACCCAATAATACTGGCTGTAGTTAATAAACTTATCAAAATCAATATGCGGATCCCAACTATATGTTTCGCTGGCAAATAAGCGATCAGCACGAGTTACATTAGCACCTTCGACAGCTAATCCGTCGACCATACCTACGTATGTAATAGCATCTTCTGTTTTATTATCGCTGTTATTGAATACAACGCCTGGCTCAAATTGATAATTTGCTCTCGATAGTGTTGGTTCTATTAGATAACCGTCGGTATAATTGGTACCTGGCCCAAATCTACGGCCAATATATCCTTCGGTACGTTTTAGTTTTGGTGCTTGTATTAATTGATCAAGTGTCGCGCTGAAAAATTCACGGTTAATGTCAGTTTTAAAAATTTCTGGTAAAAAATCTATTGAACGAATACGTGCCATTTATTGTTATACCCCGTTAGAAAGTCTTAGTTGGCTTGCGGTTAGCGAGTCGATTACTTGTACATCGTTAACTGTTGCGGCACTAACGAAAATTTCGTTAGGTGCTGATTTAATTTCATATAAGTCACCAAAGTTCTTTGATGTATCCTTTGGAAGGATCACAACAGATCCTAAGATACTACCAAGTTGTTCATGAATGTAAGCTGATAGCTCTGAGAAGTAGAAAGTATCACCAAAATCCCAATTATCAATGTCAAAATAATTATTAATAGCTTCAATTACACGACTTTTAATCTCGCTGGTACTTACTACACTATTTTGTAACTTAACTACTTTAATATAAGCTCTTAATGAGCTGTCGGCTTTGTCGCCAAACAATGGCTTAAACTTAACACTATTAAAAATAATATTATCGCTGATCATTTTATAATCATTGAGTGTTTCATATAGCTCAGATAATTCATCAGTTGTAGGTTGATCCGGTTCTGTGATGCTACCAGTGGTATCTTGAACATAGCGTCTGTATGACTCATAATACGTTGAAGTCGCAACAAACAGATCAACAATATTTGTTGACCCTGGGTTGATACGGCGTGTTTCAGGACTGTTATGTTTATATTGGAACTGTAGACCACCACGACCAGTATGTGTTCTATAGTCAGTAACAGCACTTACTGTTCTAACATTACTTGCGCTAACTGATAATACATAAAAAGCGTCTTCTGTTGAAGCATAAAACACCTGTCCATCTGGATACTCGTCTTTGACAAGATTAATATCGCTTAGTGAACCATAATTTGAATTAATAACTCCTACCGCTAACGGAAGATATCTTTCAAGATTATCAAAATCAACGGTTCTTTGAAAGAAAACCAACTTTGATGTAGGATTCGTAGTTGGATTAACTATAGCATTAAAAAAGTCTGGATCGTCAGGAACATTATCATTATCTGAATCTGCCCAACTAACTTCTACATTAAAATCATTTACAAATCCATCGGTTTCAACAGTTTGTCCTATAATATCAAGCGCAACATCTCCAATTAACGGAGAATTACTATCGGCTTGACTATTTGTTTTTAATACTTTGACAAAATCGTTAACTGTGCGGCCTGTTTTTGGATCGTAAATTGCTCTATTGCCATCATAAAAGAATCGAGTTTCTTGTACGCTTGAAAAATAATAAGATAACCCTCTAACAGTTACAGTATATACTGATCCATCGTTGACAAATTTAACCAGCCAACTAGCATCTAAATTAGTGTTTGAAGTATCTCCGGCATAAGCGAACGAAAAATCACTGTCGGCATCTAAATTGTTTGAACTAATAATATGCCATGTTCCGTTTTCGTTATCGAATCTTAATCCAAATGATCTATATAGCTCAATTTGTTCAAGCATACTTTGTTCTAAAGTAACAGGTAAATCAGAATTTAAAATCGGAATAACCTGATTAGCTATTGCTCCTGTTGGAACGTAATTATTAATAGTAACAGGACCGATACCGTTGACGTCGTTTCCTGCGCCAGCATTCGTTCCGTCATTGAGCAAACCTTGAATACTAGCCCAGATATAACTTCTTTCTTCTGGACCAGTTGGTGTTCCTGTTTGTAATCTGTTATCTTTATCAAAATACTGTCCTGCTGGAGCAGTAAATTTAACCAAACACCCAGATACTAAATGTTGTCTGGCATCGCCTAACCCGGCACCAATGGAAACAGTTGCTCCAATATCGTTTTTAAAGTACCCGGTAGTTTCGTTAACTAGTGTTGTACTGCGTTCCCAATACATTCCTAGGCTTAATAAGCTGTAACGTGTAAATTTATTGTAGTAAAAATGTAATATGCTTCTGTCAGCTAACAAAGGTTCTAATTGATTTCTAATGGCGCTTTCGATATCATTACTATCAACAAAAGTAAAATTAAAATTTCTTTCTTTTATTTCTTCATATAAAATACCATCACTGGCAAACGAATTAACACTTGAATATTTTCCAGTTGGATCTACTAGATCAATATATCTACTGGTTCCAATATTGGTGCGATTAACTGCTTTACTTTTAATGATACTGGTAAATTGGCTGTATGGGAAATTATTATAATCTTCGCCATTGACCATTCTATTCTGTGTGTAAAAGCGAGCTGGTGCGCGGCGTTTGATGTCTGCTAGCGTTTCTCTAGCACGACTGTTGCTTACATTTTCTTGCAATCCTAATGTGAATATAAGATTTTCAATGCGGCCTTTGCGACTTACATAAGAGACAGTAACGTCGACACTTTGAATTTCGTTTGGGTTAATTATATATTCCAGACCATTTGAGCTGCGAACATACACACGGAATGTGCCCACTGGAATTTCAGAAAACACTCCGTCACCAAAATTTAATGTAATTTGATCTAATGATCTGCTGGATACACTAAACAACTTTCTGTTTGCCCCAACCTCTTGAACTCGGCTACTTCCGTAGATATTACTAACTTCTGTCCATACTTCTTCGATATCGCCAGTTGTAGAATTGACTTTGTATAACCAAATATCGGTACTATTAATTCCGTCGATATTAATATCAACAGTTCTATTAGAAATCTTTTCGTTTAGATTAAAGTCTCTTGATTGTAACGCACCTTGTTTAAAACTAAAAAAGTAGCCGGTGTTAGTACTTCCAAACCCTAACCCATCATCTCTATATAATAGATTCAAGTCACCATTGATCTTTGGTGCTGGCTCGTATACATAAGTCTTATTAACACTGGTTGCGCTTATTACTTCAAACGACATTGGAATTCCATCAACAGTCGCGTTAAATGGAATGGCTGGAACAACCCCAGATGCTAAATTAATGGTATATTCACTGGTATTGATATCTAGAATGGATGCTTTGTTTCCAGGATTTCCTACGGTCTGACTATTAACCAGCGCAGCATTAATGATAGCTTTAAATTGTTCTTGCCAGTCTGGATTAGTACGATCGTTCCATTTGATAGTTACATTTGAAAGATTATTTCTATTGTAATCAAGAACTCCTTCGGTTGTTCTAACAGCAGTTACTTTTAAATAACCTTTAGCAGTTTGGTTACGTTTTGGTGTGTATCCAATTAATTTTGATAGATTAACTACGGAATCACGACGTTCTGCTGTATCTAAAAAGTTTTCGCGGCTATTTAAGTCTACACGAAATGACAATGACTGGCCCATAAAAGCCATTAGGTCAAGCAATGCTACAAATTCACTAGATTCAACAAAGTCGTTAAAACTTTCTGGATAATATTGGCGCAGATAATCTACGAATGTTTTACGTAATGTTTCAAAGTTGTAACTTTGAAAGTCTGCTTCTCTATAAGTTTGATAGATTCGTTTCCAATCTTCAATACCAAAAATAGTAGTCTGACGTGAAGTTGTAGCCATGTTATAATACTCTTACTTTATAATCGTATTATTTATGGAAGTTATAAACGGCGTAGTTTATACAATATTTACTGTGTTGGTTTCTTCGTTAAATTCTACCCAGACCGTTTCAGGATTTCTATTTGGATTAATAGTTACATTTAATTCTAGTACGACTGTGTGTTCATCAGTTGTTACTACCACATCATTTAACGTAAGACGTAAATCATATCGTGTAACACGTTCTAGCTCTTTAGTTATTTTTCTAATTAAATCTGGAGTTCTGGCTTCAAAGATAAAGTTCCAAATACGGGTACCTACATCAGGCTTACCTGGTAGTTCTCCTTCTCTAATAGACAACAGATTAAGAAGATTACGTTTAACTAACTCGTTGTCAGTTACTGTAAACTTTTTATATCTGTCGATTGTACTAAATCCTTTAAAGCGTGCCATAATTTTTATACCAATGTTAGACCATTACTATTATTTACTGTTTTACAGGTCCAAGTTCCGCCGGCGTCTTCGCATTCTGCTTTTGTTGGTCCAATAAGTGTTGGATCAGAACACGAACATACTTCAATTGAACCTGTTGTTCCAGAAAAAGAATCTTTTAAATTACTTAATGACGGTAGTTGGAAATTAGTAGCACTTACAATACCTGTATAGTTAGGAGCTGCTACTTTACTGTTTCCAATTAAACTGTTCACTACAGTATCAATGCCGTCTCTTTTAACGGTTTGTGTTACCGCTGGTGGTGTTACTGTTGTTGGCCCACCACCACCGCCAAATAATCCACCTAATCCGCCAAGGAGGCCA